AGCCGAACCGAAAGCTGTTCGATGTTATGACCAAAGGCTCCGGCGATGCAAGAATGCAGCCTTTGTATTTTCTCATCACCACAGCCGGAACGGATACAAATTCAATCTGCTATGAAGTTCATCAAAAGGCAAAGGACATTCTGGAAGGCAGAAAGCACGATCCGACTTTCTATCCGGTCATTTATGGAGCAGATGAATCCGGGGATTGGACTGACCCAAAGGTGTGGAAAAAAGCAAACCCAAGTCTGGATAAGACCATCGGCATGGATAAGGTGGTGGCTGCGTGTAATTCTGCAAAGGAGACTCCCGGCGAGGAAAATGCGTTTCGACAACTGCGTTTGAATCAGTGGGTAAAACAGGCGGTACGTTGGATGCCGATGGAGAAATGGGACAAATGCAAGGTCGCTTTTGATGAAGAGATGCTTGACGGGCGTGTCTGCTATGGTGGACTTGACCTTTCCAGTACAACGGATATTACAGCTTTCGTGCTTGTCTTTCCGCCAACAGATGAAGATAAGCATTATTACGTTCTCCCTTATTTCTGGCTGCCGGAGGAAACTTTGCCCCTTAGAGTAAGACGTGACCACGTTCCATATGATGTATGGGAACGGCAAGGCTATCTGAAAACCACTGAGGGCAATGTGGTTCACTACGGTTTTATCGAAAACTTCATCGATGAACTGGGACAGAAGTTTCACATCAAAGAAATTGCATTTGACCGCTGGGGTGCAGTGCAGATGTCGCAAAATCTGGAGGGGCTTGGTTTTACGATGGTGCAGTTCGGGCAAGGATATAAAGATATGTCACCGCCGACCAAGGAATTGATGAAACTGACCTTGGAACAGACGCTTGCCCACAACGGACATCCTGTTTTAAGGTGGATGATGGACAACATCTTCATTCGCCGTGACCCTGCCGGAAATATCAAGCCGGACAAAGAAAAATCCACAGAGAAGATTGACGGTGCAGTTGCCATGATTATGGCTCTTGACCGTGCAATTCGCTGTGGATGTGTGTCTGATGAGTCTGTTTATGATTCGAGGGAAATGCTGATTTTGTAGATCTTAAACTGCCTGTGCAGTTAAAGTGAGTCCGAGAGGCTTCATGATTTTCACCAGAGTCTCAAGATTCGGAACAGTTTTGCAGGATTCAATTCTTGCAATCGAGGATTGCGGGATATGGCACATTTCAGCAAGCTGTCTCTGGGAATATCCCAAAGCATTCCGCTGTTCAATGACCGCA